ATTTTAAGGCTATTTTTATCAACAATTTTTTAATAAACGTATTAGTACATTACTTTTTGTTTATCTTTAAACTAGCTAAAAATCCCTTATTTTATAGGGTTTTACAGAGTGATAAAATTCTTACAAACTTTATTGTTTAAATGTACTCCAAATAAAATTTACGGAGAAAAAAAATAGCAATACTTGGATAGTATGCTCTGTTTCATCTTCATCAAATAACTCATCGTGATACAATGCTCCAAACATTAAACCTTTGATAGGTGCAAAAATAATATCGCAGTTTACAAAATTTATAATAAAGAAAAAAACAAACGTAAGTAAAAATAATATTATCATAATTAATCAATTTAAAGCGTTTTAAAGGACGATAATTTAAAAAGTATATAAGTATACCAAAAATGTATTTTAGTTGATTAAAAGTTCTCGTAATGAGTTCTTCCGTTAAGTTTAACTGCTTTTAATATTTTCTTTCTATTTTTTACAGAACTATATGAAACGTGAATCCACTCTGGATTTTTATCAGTTCCAAACTCCCAGATTAATTGGTCAAACTCTAAATTCTTTTTAATGTAATCAAATAAATCTTTATTGCTAGGCTTTGTATTGTTACCCATATCAATATCGATAGCTTCGCCTCTACAATGTTGGCTAGTAATACTACCTTTGATTGCTTGGTTTAAGTTTAAAATTCTATAACCAGACGAGATATGAATAGGTACTCCAAAATGTTCACGCATTGGCTCAAATACTTTATCAGCCAAAACTTTTAGGTTTGCAACTTGTGCTGGAGTAGGTACATTAACAATACCTAATTTGATTGCAGTTGCAGAATAGCATAACTCTTCTAGAGTTAAATGTTTACTTATTTGTGTCATCTTTTTTATTTATTAATTTAAAGGTTTGTATTATAGTATATAAAATTGAAACAGTCAAAAGAACTATTTTTAAAGTTTGTTCAATATTACTGAATGATATAATCATTGATGTAGTGTTTAAGGCATATATTTTAAAGGATTGCGGTATCATTATTCTGTTATGTTTTTATTTTTGCAACTATATCGGTAAATCCTTGTATGCCTATATAAGCAGTTGCAACTATTACCCAGTCTCCAGATGTTATATTGGTTAAAAATAAACCTACACAAGCCACTAAAAAAACTAATAGCTTTCTGCTTATCCATTTGTTTAATAACCTATCTAAAGTTTCTTTACTCATCTTATATAGTATATGCTGCTATTTGTCCTCCGGTTGTTGCTACTGTTGCAGCGTTTTGTAACCTATCACCAATACTATTAGCAGTAAATCCACTTGCTATTAAATAGTTCCAAAAGTCTGCTGGTGTCATTAATAAAGTTCCTGTTGTATTATCTGTTAAAACACCACTTAATACATTTGCAGCACTTGGGACTCTTAAAGTTCCCGTTAATTCACTTGATGCACCATAAGTAGTTCCAAATCTTACATTTGTTGTAGCTGGGTTTCCTAAAGCTACTCCAGCAGCATATAAAGTTCTATTCCCACCTGTACTTATTTGGAATAACCAAGTTGAAGTGTTTGTGTCTATTGTTACTCTTGGTGCTACAATAGCCATATTATTAGATGTATTCACAACATTACCACTTACTTTTACATAAGTGCTTGAAGAATATCCACTTGTCAAAGCAAAAGACGAGTATATAGCTGGAGCAACTGAACCAGCAGTAACTATTCCTGTAACTGTAATTATTGAGGCATTTGTTATATTAAAAATACTTGGTTGTGTTGAACCAGCTGTAACATTACCTATAACTGTTAATGGTGAACCACCATTTAAATAAACACAACAATTAGCTGATGTTGTTACATTTCCTGTAATATTTATTGCTCCAGTTGAAGAAGATACAATAGTTCCAGTTGTTGTTAAAGTTGAAGAACTACCAGTTATATTTCCAGTGATGTTAATAGTTGCAGCAGAAGATAAAACTAAACAAGTTGAAGTAATAGCCGATGCTCCTGAACTACTTGATATATCTCCAACTATATTAAGAGTACCATTTCCTGTTGCAATTAAAACTGACCTACCACCTTGTCCATTATCATTATTATAATTTCCATTACAATTTAAAGTTCCTGTACTTGATAACTTAATTGCATTATAACTTCCAGTATTTGTCATTGTCAATACACTACCATTAAAAGTAGCAGTATTTGGACTTGCTAAATTCATTTCTAAAGTTGCAGTAGTTGAGCCAACATAAATAGCTTGAGCAGCAGTACAAGTTAAATTACCACCATTGGCATAGATAAACTGCCCACCCGCTAAAATAGTAGGAGCGGCTGCATTTAATGTATTTCTAATTGATAGTACTGTAAAAGTTCCATTTATAGTAACAGTAAAACCTCCAGAAAACACATCGTCTGCTGCGGTTGGTAAAGTACCACCATCCCAAGTAGCAGTATTACTCCAGTTTCCACTTGCTACTGCATATCTAAAAGCCATAATTAAATATTTTTATCGTTAATAAATGTCTGCAAAGCACCCATAATTGTAGCTGCTGCATTTATAGCATCCGTATCTCCACTATCAAAAACATCCATATAAGTTATAGGGATAGAATTATCTGGCAAACTTTCTGAACTTCCATCTTCTAAAACTCTGTAAGGAGTTAATCGCATAGCTACACTTGCACCTATATCTGTTGGCTTAACTAAAGGAGATATTGCTAAATTAACCATAAAATATGGGTAAATATTTCCGTTTACTTCTATTGGGTTTGTACTTGTAATTGGCATAATTTTATTTTTTATATATACGTTGCTGATTGTCTATTAGTCCAAGCTACATTTGTAGCAGTTGCAGTAGTGATTGAGCCACTTGCAGCTATTGTTAATCTTGTTATTGTCCATACTGCTGAACTTTCACTTACTCCTGTTCCTAAAGCTACACCACAATAGTTAATATTATTGTTTGAGCTATTGTTTGCGTTTCTTCTTGTTGATGCACTCATATACTGAGGTATATTTAATGCTCCTGTACCTGAGTTATATGTAGCTGCACCACTAGCTCCTGTTGTAGTTAATGAGGTCATTCCTGTACCTGCCATTATACCACTTTGTTGTGTAATAGTTAATATAGTGGATTGAACAGCAGGATGTACAAATGGACTTGTCTGAGCAGTTTCATTTATAATAGACATATTAATATCTGCACTTGCCCAATATAATTCTATTATATCTCCTGCTATTAATTCTATAAGATAATTCCAAGCAGCCATCATATATGCAGGACTATTACCTTGTAATGATATAACACCTGAACTTGCAGTTACATCAGTTCCATTTCTTCTCAACCAAAAATTTACATAATCAACTCCTGCATCACTCTTATCCATTTGAGAAGAAAACTGTAAATTGTAAATTCCTGTATTAGAAACTACAATCTGAGAAGTCATTGTTCCTGTATATGTAGCAGAGGTTTTAAGTTGAGAAACTGACACTACATAAGTACCTATACCACCTGTACCACTTGTAAATGCAGATATAAAAGTTCCTGCTGTTATACTACCACCTGTTAACACCATCCCCACTTTTAATGTTCCTGATGTAACACTTGTAACAGTTAATATAGTTCCTGCCCCTGCTCCTCCATTATTTATAGTCCCTGTAAAAACAGCAGTTTCTGTTTGTAAAGAAAATCCATTAGCTAAATCTGTAGTATTAAACTTTACAGCTCTCGGTATATTTGCTGTAGGATTATCTTGTGTTGTACTATCTGATATTGCTAAATAATAACCTAAAGGAGTTAATACACTAGGTTTGTTTTTAATAAAATCTAAAGAACTTGAATTAGCTTGTGTCCAATCACTTTGTATTTGTGCTGCTGGAATAGTTGGTTTGTTTGTTAAATCTGTATAACTTCCACTTGTTGCAACAGTTGCTAAAGTTGGTTTGTTAAGTATTTGTGCTACTCCACTAAAAGCATTCCAATCGCTATTAACTTGTGCTGCTGGTATGCTAGGTTTGTTTAATATTTGAGCATCTCCACTTGTAGCGTTCCAGTCTGCATTTACATTTACTTCTGCTCCAGCTGCTATACCAGCAAGTTTGTTTTTTTCAGTTAATGAGTATTGTTTAAAAGTACTTCCATCTAAAACAGTATCTTGTGTTAAAACTACATCTCCTACTAAAGTATTTACAGAATTAACTGCACCTCCTCCAGTAACTTGATTAACATTTATAGTTATTAAATTTGGCGTAATAGTTAAATTAACTGGATTGTTTGTAGGTTGTATTGTTACCGCTACATTGTCTATAATGGTTTGAATTGTTACATCAACAGTCTCAATAGTTGGATATATATTTAAATCTACTATATCTGCCATCTTATCTTGTTATATCACATTCGATTAAAAATTCTCCACTTAACCAAGTCTTAACAGTATTATCTGCAAATTTTATCTCTAAATCGTATGAGTAATTACCAGCAGCAATATCTATAATTTGTTTGTTTATTTTAAATAAGCCTCCAGCAGCGTTAGTAATTGTAATTCCAGCACTTGCTACAGATGTCAAAGCTAATGCAATTAGGCCTCCGCATTCGCTTCTTAACTGCATTTTAATTACTGCTCCAGTTAAATTAATTGCTACGTTGTTTAAAAGTATAGCGAATGGTACTTGCTCGAAAGTATCTCCCTTTATATGTGTAAAATTATAACTCATTTCTTATTAATTTGTTTGCTTAAGTATTGCTTTACTTTCTGTAAATTTTCTTTCTTTATCTTATATGCGATAAACTTTTTTTTTGTCTCTTTCATAATAACCAGTTGCAAGGATTAGCTTTTTGGTCTGGATACATATCGCTATCTTTATTGGTCCAGTATTCTGGAAATTTAGCGGCTGCATTTACACTCATATAATCTATAAACCTAGTAGCGTAAAAGTCTGCAAAAGTTCTATGTTTTTGTACTAATATATCTAACTCTTCTTTACTTGGTGTTTCTGAATTTTCACTACGATGTTTAAATACTCCTCCGTTTCTTATTTGGTAGTTTGCAAAAGGTAAGTAATCTACCATAGCAAAATGTATAAGCATAGGTTGCACGTAATCCTTAACTAAGTTTAAATAATCTCCACTTAATGTAGAGGCATTTATTTTAGTAGTAATAGCATCGTATAATTTTGTACCTATATAATTCTGTACGTGCATCTGTTGAGCAATTTTAATAAACTGCATAAACAAGTCAGCATCTACATTTCCATTAAGGATAGTATTTGCTTTTAAGTCTGTTTGTGTTATGAATAAAGTTGTAGCCATATATTATTTCATATCGTGTGGAGCGATATATGCTCTTTGGTCGTTTACTTTAGGTATAAATCCATTTTCTGCAATAGATTTTGTCGGACTAACTATTTCTGCATTTGGACTATATACGTCTACTTTTGTACTTCTGTCTTTACTGGCGTAAGTTTCTCTAATCCAGTAATGTTTGCAAGTTCCGTTTGGAAATTCCTCTGATAATAAGCCACCGCCCTTCCATAAAAAGATATCATAAGGTGCATTTGGGTCTGGTCTCATTCCAAAGCCTGGATTAACTGTCATAGTACTCATTCTATTTATATCCTCTTTACGATATATCTTATTTGCTGACATCATTTCTTTGCAAAACTTTCTCTCTGGACTAGGATTGCCTCCATATCTGTAACGAACTTTGTATATTTCACTGTCTTCGTCACTCTTTGCATTACCATAAGCACTTCCAGTACTTAAATGTACGCTTAATTGACTGTCTAATTTATCCTCTTGCTCGTAATCTACTGCTCTTGAGTCAATAAGTTCATATTTATCTAGGTCTATTTCCTCTCCAAACTCTGATAAATCTACAGTAGGTAATGTTTCTAGTGGTGCTACTTGTTGTATTGATGGATTTAAGCCTATTAAGGAGCGTATTTCATCTGTAGTAAGGTTTTCTATTACCTTGTTTGCTAAAGTGTCTGTTAAGGCACTTATTTTCTCTACAATAGGATTGATTGCAACCTTGTTAGTTAAGTCATTATTTGCATCTAAAGGTTGTAAAGTTTTAAAATATAACTCTAAAGTAATTCCATTAAAAGCTAGTATATTATTAAACTCTTTTATAAGTAAATTTTGAAATGGTTTTATTACTGTATTTTGCATTAAGATAGTTGCAGTCTGTAATTCGTCTGCATTGTTACCAAATCCAGAGTTATCTTTAATACCTAAAAGCATAGGACTTATAACTCTATGCGACACCATTATTTTACGCATACTTTCGTCACTTAAAAACTGATATTGATTGTGTGCATCGCTTAATTGAACAGGAGTAATAGTTGCTCCGTAATCATTTGAATCATTAAACGATAGTATAAATCTTCCAGCATTTGAAGTACCAGAGAATTTTTGTGTTATTGCTCTTTCTATATCTCTTTGCTCATCCTCTGTCGGAGTTCCGTTATTAAAGTTAATTAACATACTAGGAGCAAGGCCATTCATTATATTGTTTAAATGGTAGTTGCTTATCTCCTCCTCAAGTTCGCAATATTGTAAACCTCCTTGCCAATCTGGTGGACTATAATAATAGAATCCAGTTTTGTAAGGTTTGATATATAATATCTCTTCGCTCTCCTGACTTGTGCCAAATGCTGGTAGTGGTGTAGCTGGATTTTGTCTAGTTACCTTTGCCCAATCGTCTGCATAAAAATAAAACTCTACTTCTCCCTCTTCGTTACATTTTCCACTACGCAAAGTTTCAACTGGCCAATGGTTACACTCAACAATACGAGTTCGGTCTAAAGAATAAACCACTTGTATAGCACACTGGCCCATAGCTTTTAAATCATAGCAAAGTCTCTCGGTAGTATCGTTATCAAATAATAACATCGCTTGTGCAAAGTCTTCTGGCTTAATTTGAGCATCACTAGCGTCTAATCCTTGCCCGAATATCATTTGACTAATTCCGTTTATAATAGCATTATTAGTTGGACTTCCATTTATACGGTCTTGAATATATCCGAAGTAATTATTATCGTCTCCATAAGATACCCATTCTTGGTTTCTTACTTCCGTAATTCTAGGACTCGTATATGTAGCTAAACTAACTACTCCGATACCAGTATTTTTAGGTTTTATTTCTGCTTTTTTTCTCATATTATTGAATTACGATGTAATCGTTATTATTTGTATTCAGAGTAATAAAATTACCATTGTTTATAGAGTAGTTTTCAGCACTCTGGTTGGTCGAAAATAGTTTGTCCTTATATAAGATATCACTTGAAGCATTTAAGACGCTTAATTCAAAGAATC